TGCATCGCACCGTTGATGATAAAGTTTCTGTTTTCCAGCGCCGACTGCGAACCAATCAGTGCGGCGAGTTCTGCTGCCTTGCTCATGCGAGGTCTCCGTTAGTAGATATATATAAATGTGCGCCATCTACATTTGATAAGGTATTTGGTTGAAGTGCATCAATTTTTATTCTTGCAGTTGTGATTGGTGTTGCATCATTATCAACAAAAGGTTCAGTAACATAAGAACCACCATCGTGAACACCCATACCAACAACAGATGCATTTGCATCGGCTAACGCTGAAGAAAAATTTATTGTATAAGCACCTGTGCCATCATCAGAAATGCTTGCTACATTAAGAGAACCACGAATTGCTACAGTTCCTGTGCCATTCCAATTCACCCACGCTTTCGCACTACCGTTGGCAACATACGACATGCCAATGCTGTTGTTCCCAGCGGCATCCTTCAGGGTGTTTACTCTCAGTTCACTAGCCATTATGCGAGGTCTCCCACTGCTTGGATATAAATCGCGGGTCTGTCAAACGAACCAAAACTTTCTTTAAATGAACGGAACCTAGTTGTTCCGGCTGCCTGTGCATCAAATACTAAAACGCCACCTTCTTGACCATCGCGCATAGCGCACGTTGCAACTGAATAATTTGCGTTCGCAAAATCATTAGCGACAGCCACACTGTAATCTCCCGTGCCGTGGTCTGTTATGCTGCTGTGATTAAAGCTGTCATCCACGCCGTTATCATCACCATCAAACTTAATCCAGTATTTAGTCAGCCCCTGCTGCAAATTCGTTGTGGTCGAGTTGCCCTCGCCAGTCACCGCAATAGAGCCAGCCGTGGTTACCCCTGTGATTGTATCGACTTTGAGTATGCTTGCCATTATGCGAGGTCTCCCATCAATACAGAAAATACCCCAGCCGCATCGGTAAACGAACCTTGATCATTACTTGTAATTGTTTTGTAAGCTGATGTTGAAACAACAATTGTTGTTGTTGCAGTAGTGCTAGAATCACCATTTACATTACAACTTCCAATAGGTGTCATTTGGGCTGTTGCGCTTAATGCGTTATTTAAATTAACACTATAATTACCAGAGCCATTATCTACAGCCGAAGAACAATTAAAACTAGAAGAAAAGCTAGTTCCAGAACCAGCGTAACTAGCATGAGCTTTTGCCGTTGCTTGCTTTGTCAGTGCAACCGGACCCGTACCCGCCTTATCCGCAATCGTGTCTACATTCAGAACGCTGGTCATACGATGCTCCAATATCCGTTAACAGTGACGGTGGCACTCTGAGTAATCGGCCCTGCCGACACACCGTTTTCATCGCTGTCAATCGTGATGTCTGCGCTGATGGTCTGACCGTTCAAGCGAATGATGCTGTTGTTGCCCTTGAAGGGATAGCGTGTGTCGCTTTCCGTCTTGGTGTACGAGTTCGCCACAGAGAAGGTATCGTAGATGACCATCTCCACTACGTCGTTCAGGGATGCCGCCGTGACCAAGACAACCGTCGTGCCGGTGGTGGCTGTGTAGTCCGTACCGGGCTTCAAGAGAACACCGTTCTGGTACACGTCCATGTACAGGCTGTCCTGATACGTCAAGACCTTACTGTCGGCATCACTGCCACTAAACGAGGTTTGCCCCGCAGTAGCCTGATATACGAAGCGGTTGCGGAAACCTACTGCGGGGGATTTACCTATGTATGGCATTATGCGAGGTCTCCGTGTCCAAGTCCGTAAGTCTGGTCGTACTCAACAGCAGATGGCCCAGAACCAGCACCATTGCCAACGGTGCAAACACCCAAAGTGCTTGAACTGGTGCTTTCAGTCGCAAATCCACTGGTGTAATTTGTACCTGACGGGCCTCCTCCTGCTTTAACAGTACCGCCAAGGCGAACAAAGAACCCATCATCAAAATTGTTACTATTATTTAGGGCATAATCTCCAGTGCCGTTGTCTGACAAAGAGGCAACATTGAGACTGTTTACGATGTTGTTGCTGGTGTTGGGGTCAAAGTTGGCCCACATTTTTGCAAGGCCACTCTGTACACTTGTAGTGGTAGCGCCATTTTCGGTTTTTATTACCGCTTGTTCAGAAGTGTCCACTGTGAGAAAGGTGGCATTACTAGAGTCAGAAATGCCGGTGTTTAGTCCACCTCTGTTTACTTTAGTCAGTGCCACCTTTTATCTCCTTATGCGTAAGGGCTATCGCCAAGTACAGACGTATCCCAAGCTGCCTTCAGCTTTGCAATCGTGTCTGCGTCTGTGATTGCTTGCGCGGCAGGTGCATCACGTAGTGCCTTCTTCTTTGCTACAGAAGCAGTCTTGGCAGACGCATCGTCAGCCTCAAGTGCCTTCATGTATACTACGTCCTCTGCCTCAAGCAGCGGCGCACGTACTTCGCGGATTTTGTCCTTGAAGATTACTTTGGCTGCATCCATGTCTTCAGAGATGACTTTGCCACTTAATGACCATGCACCACGAAAGTGACGGTCAGAAGGAACGGTAGCCGAAGCGGCATCAATCTGATTCCCGTCCTTATCTACGATGTATGTTGTTGCCATTAGGTTTCTCCTTCTAGGCTGCTAAATCTGTGACGCCAAGTTCTTCAGTAATCTTCCAAGCATTGCGCCACTCTCGTGTGCCGGGAAGCTGTTCCTTGCGGCAGATAACCATCTTCGGTTTGTTGCCCTCGTTCCACACCCGCCATACGGACTGCGGTACGTCTTTCATAATCAGATACTCAATCGCCTGTTCTTCTGTCATCGCATCAACAGGCTTGGTGTTGTGCAACAGGTAGCCACGAGTATGCTTCGTAAAGCCCTCTTCTGCCTCGTCCTTCGCTAGTTCCCAATAAACTTCGACAGGCGGCAGGATACCGCCCTGTAGCGCACACGCCATCCAGTTAGGGTCAGGAACCAGTATCTTTGCACATTCATCAATGCTGTCCTCATAGACAACCCGATAGTCTGACTGCACACCCTCAAGGTTCTCTTTGGCCCAGCAAAGCCTATCCCATAGATGTGTGCCTTGAAACTCTGGTGTATCTGTCATGCGAGGTCTCCAAATGCTGCTAGAGAGGTGTGCGTCCAATCAGCTTGTGCATCGTTATTTGCTGTGCTGGTATTAACATCCATAATGCTAGTGGTATTAGAACCTCTGGAAGCTGCCAATGCCCCTGTGCGGTTGCTTGTTGCACCATCACCGATACAGGAGCCTAGAAGCGCAAAGTCGGCATCTTGCATAGCACTGACTATAGCCACCCTATACTGACCAGTGCCATTATCAGTGATTGAACTAGAGTTAAATGTTTTACGAGAAGCAGGAGTGCCGGTGCCATTAAAGTTAATAAACGCCTTCGCACTACCATTCACAACAAAATTCGTAGCCAGCGAACCCGCAGTCGAGTGCGTCAGGGTATCTGCTTTGAGTGTACCGAATGCCATTATGCGAGGTCTCCGTGTGCTACAGCGTTAATCAAGCTGTCTTGAAAAGCACCAGCATCAGGGTCATAGATTTTTATCAACTGTGTACCTGCTGCTTTTGTAGACATAACAACATCGTGCTGATTGCCTGTGCCTTGTGAAGCTACAACGCTGTGATTTGCGCTTCCAAAATCATTGTTGAAATTTAATGTCTGCTGCCCAGCGGCTGTGTCTCCCAGCGAACTAATGTTAAACGAGTCACTAATGCTTGCACCATCTGCCGCTGTGAATGACCACGCCTTCGCCAGCCCCTGCTGCAAGTTTGTGGTCGTGCTGTTACCTTCACCCGTGACTGCAATAGAGCCAGCAGTGCTAGTACCTGTCAGCGTGTTTACAAGAATGGTACTCATGCGAGGTCTCCCATAATTATAGACCCGCCAATCGGCACATCAGCATCGCCTGTTGTCCCGACATTGATGTAAGCAATAATGTGACTGGTAGTCAAAACGGTGGAGTCACCGTCTGATGAATCAATTCCGTTTGCAGCACCACTATTGCTTGTGCCTCTTTGCATTCGTCCCATAACAGCACAACAATAATCATTGTTTGACATAGCGTTTGTGTGATTGATTGTGTAAGTGCCGGTGTTTGTGTCTCCAACGCTTGATACATTGAAACTGTCACGAGGAGTAATACCGCTGGTGGTGCCGTCAAAGTTAGACCATATCTTTGCCGCCTGTTGCTTTGTCAGCGTAGCCGCACCGCCGCTGGTACTCTGAATGGTATCTGCTTTCAACGTACTCATAGCGTCACCAATGTCCCACCGCTTTCAACGGTCAGGGTCACGCCACTGGCTACAGTGAACGGGCCTGTCACGTTTG